AAAAGAGATTTAAACTGCGAAAGATTAAAACTCGCAAAAGCATTATACGATATGGGTATGAAAGTTGCGAGTATAAGTTTACTTTGCCAAAACCCAATGGTGTTTGAAGCAATGCACCACGCAGGAAGTTATTGTCCATATGATTCTAAGATAGGGCTAGAGGCTAAAGCTGAATGGGAAAAGTACGGAAAGCTAAGACCTGATTATGAAGAATATACTAAGAATTTAAGAATTATAGAAAAAGTAGACAACGAAATATTAGAGGATTTAAATGGGGAAGATCAAACTATTAATTATAGTGGGGGTACTGTTAAGCTCGGCAATCAGTAAAGCCGAAACAGTTTGTATTCAAAATGTACCTCAATATGGGGATCAAACCTGTACTACTACTACTGATGTTGTAACTTCTGTTATTACTAATCATACTACTAATAACTTATTGTCAGGAACTTTTACTGATGGTAGTTGGAGTGGACCAAACTTAGATCATACACACGGAAGCGGAACTATAGCAGGTGTTGGTGGTGAGTATGTACAAAGCACACTCACTCAAGCTGATTCAGGTTTAAGTGATGACGAAGTACAACGAGGGTTTAGTTCTACTATAGGTGCTGACATTTGGTTTTGGGATCGGTCTGATACGAACCAATCAGTAACTATGACGCAAATATTTAATGATGGTAATGGTGATGTAACCACGCAAAACAGAGTGGTTGATTATGCAAACAATGGTTTTAATACTTATCAAGACACTATTGTTATAGGTGAGAACAATACAACTAATGGTAGTGTTACAGCACGATTTGATTTTACCCATACCAATACACAGTATCATAGAGCCGCAGACTTAAAAAATCCTACGCTTACATTTGATTATACTAAGATTGAGAACACTACCTCACAGGTAAGCAATACATCAATAGATTATTGTTATGATCGGACACCAAACACTTGTCCTCAAGCAGTTGAGGATATTGTAGAAACTATTGTTGATATAGAAGATGATTTATTAATTATATTTGAAGATATAGAAGCACCTGAGATAGACTTGCCTGTAATAACATACGAGCCTGAAATTATAGAGGTTGATGAACCTAAGATAGAAATAATAAGTGTTGAAACTATTGATATGATACCTGATGTAGAGACTATAGAGGTATTATCTATACCAGTTGAAATGTCTATGGTTGAAGATACACCAATAGAAGAAATTACTACGGAAGAAATTATAGATGCCTACGATACTGAGCCTGTTGTTGAAACAGCAACGACTAATGAACCCGAATTGGAAACCAATACTAATGAAGAACTACCTACAGAAGAAGTGGCAATGGTTGAGCAAGAACCTGAATTGGATAATGGAGAAGTTGTTGGAGAAGAAACAATGCCCGTGCAAGAAGAATCCGCAGTGCCAATGTCAGACGAAAGCACAGAAGTTATCGAAGAAGAAATCAAAGAAGAAACCATTGAAGAAGAAATTATTGAAGAAGAAGCTGTTGAAGAAGAAGTTAAAGAAGAAGAAGTAGAGGTAGCAGAGGAAACAGTAGAAGAAACTACTGAGGTTAATCCTAAGATGGTTGCAATGGAAGAATATATAGATAGCAAGATAGATAACGAATTACAAAGAATAGAAGCGACACTTACAGTAGTTAGTGAGTTGGTTAGTAGAGAAATGAAAGCTAATCAAGTTGATATTTCTAGTTACGCTAACATTAATCAAGCTATATTTAATATTGAGCAGTTGCCTGATGGCAATAAAGATTTCTTTAATCAAATAGCCTTAGTTGGTTATGATAGAGATATATATACTAAACAAGTTTCACTTAGTGCTGATGATCCTGTTGTTAAACACACAATAGAATTAAACAATGCTAGGACAGAAGTTAATACTAAATACAATGAATTAAGGGAGTTAATCAATGCAAGGAATGGTATCTAAGTTAAGTTCTTACGCCTCATTAATTGGGGTTATTGGAATTATTGGTGGTGGCTTTATGGCTTGGGGTGAGTTTAACAATCGCATAGCCCAATTAGAAGATAGAGAATATGTTATTAATAGCGAAGTTGATCTAACTGATGTTAATAAATCAATAGAGGGTAACAAGGCTGACATTAAGATTAATGGTAAGGCTATTGAATACCTAGAAGCTAAAATTAGAGAAGTACAGGTCGCTAACGACAATCCGTTATTAAGTAATTAATATGCAATGTAAACATTGCGAACACGAATGTCATTGTGGTAATAATGGTCAATGTGTAACTTGTAAATGTGCTAACTGCGAACACAATGCATTAGACGAATTTTGGAAACATTTAGATAAAGAAGATAATGGATAAAATAGAAGAACTTGCACAGCTAAGAGAAAACCTTGTTGATGATATTGAGTTATTACATACGCAAAGATTAAACATAGCTCTTGAAAATCTTGAAAGAGAAGTTGTTAAGATAGCAAGTGAATTACCTATAAGAGAGGGTAAACTATTTGAAGCTAGATTAGCTGTTGAGATTAGACCTAAACTTAAACAAGCAATCGATAAACATTACACCTTATGGGCTGATGGTACTGTAAGAGAATACGATAGAGTGGCAAAGCGTATTGTAGAGAATATGAAAGTGCTACCGATACCGGCTAAGTTTAAAACACTTACAGAATTAGATATTGAGACTATAACTAATTTAAAGCGTGTTAAGTTTAATGGATTTTTAACTGTAGGTGCTGAAACAGTAAATGCATTAGCTGATGAAATATATAGCTCGACAATAACAGGCAAATCACTTAATGATACTGTTAAGACATTACAGCAGAGAATAAATGGCGTATATATTAAAGCTGATGTTGATGAGATTAATGAATTAGTAGAGTTTGTCGCCTCTACCACAGATGAAGTTGCCAAAGCGAAAGCGATAGAACGATTACACACATTTTATGGTGCAGATCGTGTTGGAAATAATATGAGAAGATACGCAAAGCAATTAGCACACGACAGTTTAATGGAATTTGATGGTCAGTTTACCAAAGCAAAAGCTACGGAAGCAGGACTAACAAACTACCTATATTATGGAGATACAATTGGTGATAGTAGACCATTTTGTATAACTAATAGAGGTAAAATATTTTCTGAAATCGAACTTAGAGATAAGTGGAGTTCAGAGATTTGGAAAGGTAAGTCAACGACAGATCCTTTCACAAGTAGAGGTGGATATAATTGCCGACACCATCTACAACCTACCGACCCAAGTTGGTATGATAATAATGGCAATCTTATAATATAGGAGAATACTACTATGGCTGACGAGCAAAAAACGGAGATCGAGAATACTGAATCTCTAGAAACAAAACAGGAAGTTGAAACACAAGAAAAAATGGTTCCACAAGCGGAATTTGATAAGATACTTGAAAAGCGACTTGCAAGGGAACGAGCTAAAATTGAAAAAAGATTTAATGGCATAGACCCTGACGAAGCAAGACAACTCTTAGAAGAAAAAGAAGCTAAAGAGTTAGATATGCAAAAACAACGAGGTGAATTTGATAAAGTATTAAAGGAAACTGTTTCTAAAAAAGAAGCAGAGATTTCACAATACAAAGCCGAGTTACAAAAAGTACGAATTGATGACGCATTAATTAAGGTGGCTAGTGAATATCAAGCTATTAAACCTGAGCAAGTTGTTAATTTGTTAAAAAGTAAAGTACAACTAGGTGCTGATGGTAAACCTGAAATTATCGGTGAAAATAATGCACCAATGTATAATGATAAAGGTGAACTATTAAGCATTAACGAATATGTAGGAAACTTTTTAGATAACAATCCTCACTTTAGAAATGCAACGCCTAGCGGAGCAGGTTCTAGATCGAGTGTTGGTGGTGATACGCCCAAACCTTTGAACTTGGCGGAACTAAATATGAACGATCCTGCCGATAAAGCGAAATATGCTGAATATCGAAAGGAAAAATTTAAGAACTATTAACAATATACCCATAAAGGAGAATAATTATGGCTAACGAAACAACACTAACAACTTTAGATGATTTAATATCACCTATGGTTGCAGAGGCTCTATTTGTAGCTTCTGAAAAATCAATAATGAGAAACCTTGTAAGAAATTACACATTACCTAAAAATTCAGGTAAAGTAATACAAGTTCCAATCTACCCTGTAGTTGCGGCGGCGGCTGTTGCAGAAGCAACTGACTTAGGCAATACTGCAGTTTCAACAAGTAAAGCAGATTTAACTGTATCGGAAGTAGGCGTAATGACTACTGTTACTGATATGGCTGTTAATACTGCTGAATCAGATGTAGTTAGAGATCTTGGT